AATTTAAATGATATTGATAAACCTATTAATATTAATAAAATACAACAATTGCAATCACAAATCTCTAAAAGTATTAAAAAATCTAATCAATTAAAAGCAAACATAGAAAGCCAAATAAATCAAATTAGTTCATATACTGTACAAGCTTCTATAACTTTTAATACTATTGGTAATACAAATGATGCAATTAAATCTCAATTTCTTGTTGAAAAACAACAATTAAAACAAGAAAAAGAAGAAATAGTACAAAAAATACAAAGCTATAAATATGTATTGCAACATACTATAAATATGACTAAAGATTTGTTAACTACTACAGATTATCCTTCTAGATATAGAACAAAATATATTCAAAATTTATCTCATAATGTGTATGGACTTATGAAACAGGAATATGATAATATTCAGCCTACTGTTAAATCACAATATGATAGCATATTAAATTCATTTAAAAGTATAGATGATATTTTAATCGCAGTAACTTTAGTTATAACATTATATTTAGCTAATAGAAAAACTTTATCAAAAAAATCTAGTCAAACTTTAAATGAAATATCAACAGATGCAATATGTAAAAATGTTGTAGAACCCTTTGATGTTTCTATTAATGTAACACCATTTGAAACTAATTTAAATTGTCCAGTTATCACAGATGATGTACTAGTGCCACACACGCCAATATCAGAAAAGCTAAAAAATATATCTTGTGAAGTTACTCAAAATATACCTATAATAAATGATGCTAGTATTAATGAAGATTTAATTACAATAGCTATCATACAAAATAATAGTTCTGATAATTTAGATATAATTATTACAAAAGATTCATTTGTAAATCAAAAAATAAAAATTGCTAATTTATCATCAACATCTATTTTTTCGCCTGTAACCGGCTATATAGATAATGTAACAAAAAATCAAATAGTTATTCGTGATATAACTGATACAGGAAATTATACGTTAGAATCTCAAATAAATTTATTAAATCAAAATTATCAAGATTTAAATAATATTAATGCTTTTATTAAATCATATGATATACTTACATTATATGTTCCTATGTTATCTATTTCTACTGTAGATGATGCGTCTACATATGATGTAAATTCTGGAATAGATGGACAATTCAACGATATTTTAAATGCTTTTAATTTTATTAATAAAAAATATAATAAACAACTACAAAAAATAACAGAGAAAGATAATATTGAAAAACATGCAAAAAATGAAACGCTTATACAAATAAAAAAAGACATAGATATATTAAATGATATATTTTTAAAAAATATAAAATTATTAGAAATTACAGCTGACAATGCTGCAAAAAAAACAAAAGCTAAATCAAATGAATATGAATTATTTGAATACTATACATTAGAATTAGGCGCAATATTTAATGGACTAGAATATCCTACAAGTTATGAAATTAAATTTAGAGATATTATAAATGAATTTATTAATATAAGATATGTGTTAGAAGGATATAATAAAAATTATTTAAAAAAGAAAATTTCTGAACAACTAGTTATTATCAATGATGAAAATAATATTAATTTATTTATACAAGCATTTGCTACTTATAATTCAAAAAAATCAATTTCAGATTTAAAATTTTGGTTAGCTGGAATTGCTAATGCAAATAAAAAATTGAGTATAATAGATAAATTAACATATGTAAATAGAATAATATTTTTATTTCAACTATATTTAAATGCGGATAAAATAATTCAAAAATATACAATACTTAAAAAAGAAACTTCTTTAAAAAAACAAACAATAAAAGAGGGCAATATTATTAAAGATTTTTTAAATAATTTATGGAAAACTTATACATTACTTCCAACAGATATAGAAAATATTCAGAATTTTATCGATACACTTTCTTCATTTACAACGTTTTCTACGACTGAATATGAAGGTAAACAAGCTAGATTATACGTAATTGATAAAAAACCAAAATGTGAATCAACAGAAACTAATCCTTATTTAAATCCTAAATCACAATATGGATATGGAGATATTGAATATTGGTATAAATATTGCGCTTTAGCAACACTTGCAAGTGTTTCTAATCCTGCTACGGGTTGGTCTACGGGCTGGGCTGTTCCTTCACCAGTTTTACTCCCCGTTGTATATATTCCCATTAAACCTATTTCTACAATATTTGGATTTATAGTTTTAGGAATAACAATATGTGGAACCTGGATTTTTCCATTTACATTATTAGTTAATCTTTCTGCGAATTTTGCAGTACCTTTTGCAGATCCTACAATATCTTTAAAAAATGAAATACAAGCATTAAAAAAAGAAATTTCAGATCAATTAGTTAATATTAAAAAACATACTATAAAACCATTATTAGATAAAAAACAAATTGATGTAAAAAATTCTGAAAATAAAATACAAGATATAAAAAATAATATTGCAAATAATAAATTTTTAAAACCTAATAAATATGATTTAGATGTTAAAAATAATTTACAAATTTCTGGTATTAATACATCAATAAAAATGAATTTAAATTATATAAAAAAATACACAGATTGGTTAAAAAGAGGTGCTGAATTAAGAGAATTACTTATTACAGAACAATTAAAATTATTTAAATATGAAACAGAATATTCTATTTTAAAAGATGTTTATGATATACGAAAATCTATTAAAGGCATTACACCAGAATTAGACTCGTCAGAAATATTCATTAATTCTCAATTAGATAAATTAAATACTGCTGTAGATAATATGAATAAAACTTTAGGAACATTACCAATGTCATTGGCTCCAGAAACTGCAAATTTTGGATTTACTCCTAAAAATCCCAAATCAATAATTAATATTGCACGAGAATTAGATGACAATATAAATACTAATGTGTTAGATAATTTTTTTAATAATTTTAGATTAAAAAATTCTGATTTTTTAACTTCAAATTATGAAAATACTCTTTCTAATTCTATATTAAATATTAATACGTATAAAAAAGATCTAATTGCTTTAATGTCATCTTTTATACGAAAAGATCCATTTCCTTCATATCCATTATTAACCCCTACCAATATTCCATATTTAACATTTTTATATAAAGATTTTATTACAACGGGATCACAAACATATGGATTTCCCGGATTCCCTCCATTTCCACTATAAATATAGATATGATATTGGAAAAAGTATATTGGGTTCCTAAAGTAAATATTTTAGTAATTACTTGTGATTGTAAACATAAGTTTGAATATCCTTGTAATTATAGTTTAATTGAGTGCCCACGTTGTCATAATAAAGAATTTTGGCATAAAGATGCCTTAGCGTTTAATGAAATTTATAAAACAAATTTTAAATTAATAAAAAAGAGGGATTAATTTCCCTCTTCATTATGTCCGATAGCGATAAATTTATTATTATTTAATTTTAATAGTGTTTTTAATTTTTGCTTTTTCTTCTGATTTTGGAATTTCTATTTTTAATAGACCTTTATCCATACTGGCTTCAATTTTTTTCAAATCAAACTTTTCTGAAATTTTCCATGCAAAATCAAAAGATTTTCTAGTTATTCCTCTTTGAATATATTTACGTTTTGGATCTTCTACTGGTTCTTCGTTTTTATCGTAAGAAACTCGTAAATAATCATCGATTTCGTCAATGCATATATCTTTTTTATCGACTCCCGGAAGAGCAATTTCAATGTTTAATGCATTTTCAGTTTCATGAATATCAACTGGATATTTTACCTTTGATTGTGCAAATGGTGCAAACCAAGAATCATTATCAAAGAAATTTTTGAATAAAATATCATAAGGCTGTAAATCATTATTGAATATAAGCCTGTTTTCAAATAAAGTTGGTAGGTGTGTCATAATTTAATCCTCCTAAAATGAATTATTTTAATTTTGTTGATCATAAGATTCAACGTTATAATCGCTATCAAGACAATTACATATTATATATCAACGTATTTCTTAAAAGTTTTTTAAATTTTTGTTAAATTTTAATTGAAATATATAACATATATGAAATTAGTAAAAGAATATATTAACGAAAAGTTTGTTGCAGATTCTGATCCGATTCATGATATGGGCATAGGATTATATACTATTAGAAATTTTAATTCTAAAGATGAATTATGCGCATGGCTTGTAAATTATTTAAGCATTATTCTTCACACTAATGAAATACCTAAAGATATTATAAATCAAACTGGAAAATATATCAGAGAATGTTACAATGTAAAAATAAGAGAATATGCATTAGAATATTGTAAAATTGATAATAGAAAAATTGATGGATATTCACCAGATATATTAAAAAATATATTACTTAAACTAGGATATAACGAAAATTATATGAAATTCTAAATAGATAAAGGTATTTTTTTCCATTTATTTTTTACCCATACATACAAATAATTTGAATCGGACATCAGGTGTAATCCTGTGATTTCAGATGCATTTTCTGGCGGCTTATTAATAGTTATATTATGATTAGAAAATGCATCATAATGAACGTCAGAATTGTTTTTAAATATATCAGCTACTTTTATTTTTAATGTTTTTGTATCAAATTTTATAGTTTTATGATCTATTACATCAGATATATTAAATTTCATTACATCGTTAAGTAAATCTTCAATAGATATTTTATTAGAATTTCTCCAACCAGGAGAAGTTACTTCAATAAATGTATTAGATTTATTTATAGAATTATTTTTAATATGAGGTAATTTTGTTCTCATAGTTTTTAAAGTATAACTCCTAAACTAACTTCATATACAGTTTCAAAAACTGAATCAGCTGTTACGTCATGAGTTCTTAAAAATTTTACTCTCTCTAATTTCCAATTTTCAAGTCTTGTTGAAGAATTTGTTGGTTCTGTTAAAGTAAATTTATCCCAATATCTAAATTGAAACCATTTTTTATAAAAATGAGAAATATTACCCCAAGTTGCACCTGCTACCGATGGATTATATATAAATCCGTTATATGTACTTATATCAAATATTCCATTTAACATTGCATCATCTATTTGATACCCATAATATGGTTCTACATTTGTATCATGAATAACTGTAGCATTATTACTATATGGAAAAATACCCCATACAAATACAGGTGGTCTAGCTCCAGTAGTAAACGGAAAATGACTTGTAAATGGCAGTGTACCTGTTAATGGTCTAGGAAATGAAAAACCTACTAAACTATCAGCAAATGTATGACAAAGATTACAGGATACATCTGCAATATTATTAACTGGTACAACTATTGGGAATGTTACAGTTTTACTAGATGAATTCCAACTAACATCAGAAGAAATATGAACATATGTATATTCTGTAAAAATACCCGTATCACCACAACTAGATGCATTTTTTATATTAAGATAATAATACGCATAATATTCCATACTAGTATCAGGAGTTCCGGGCCAATTTTTATATAAAGAATTAGTTTGTACGGTTGACACATCATACACGCAATCATTATAATCATTTATATCTGTAAATGTAAGTACAATTGCAGACACATCTGCTGTTTGCAGTGAATATGTAATAGTTTGGCCAGTATCACAATTCTGACAACCATCTCCTCCAAATGTTGGGGATTGGGCATAACCCGTAGTCCATCTTAATCCCAAATGTACAGGGCCTGCAAGATAATTTCCAGTATAATTATAATAAATTTGTGGATTATATATATCAAAATATTTCCATAAAAATGGAGAAGATGCTGAAATTTTAGATATGCCTTCTGTTGGTGCTACCATCACAGTATTATAAGATACATCATACATACATAAACTTGTTACATAAATCATAGATGGATCGCCTGCCATTTCTGAAAAAGCATTTGTAATAGTCCAACCAGTACTTATATCTGTAGAAAGACATTTTAATTTTAGATCCCAATTTGTATTATTATTGCTTGGGTTATATACACTACCTATTATTTCTATTTTTAAATAATTATCAGTCTCATATGATATATCAGAAAAATCTGTAACATATTTCATGCCGTACACTCCGTGAAATACTCTAAAATATGTTCTTGGATTAGTTGGGTAATTTACTGGATATAAATCTTGAACAGATATTCCAGTAGTTCCATGAATAAAATTATCTAACAAAGTTCCTGTTGTATTTGTTGATGTACAATATGATATTTTTAATTGTTCAGGCACTGTATATGCATCAAATTCCCATGCTAAATATGCAGTGCTTGGCGATATATCAAATTTGAGTATTCTTGATTTATTTGCGCCATAATCAACAACATTATTATATTGAAGAAAATATGGATACAGTGGATCTACTCCTAAAGAACTATTACAAGTTATCGGTTGTACAACTATTGAATCTAAACAATTATAAAAATCTGGACTATATCGAGAACCTATTTCATAATTTGCTGTATATTTATTTCCATTAATATAAGCGTATTTAATGACAGGATATAGCGTTCCGGCAAATACTACTTCATCCACTATTGGATGTTGCGCTTGAATAGATGGATCAGCACCTATGCCAGAAACAAATACTGTAAGACCAGTAGAAGAGTTTAAGTTCCACTCTATTACATAATTACCCAATGAACCTGTAGTTAAAGATAAATCATCACAATTTAAAAATCCAGTTACTGGATATGTTGTTGCAAAATATGGAGTATATGTAGCGCATGCTGTATATGTTAAATATCCTGTATTTGTAGTTATTATATTTGAATTTGGACTTATTGAACCATTAAAAGCTCTTATACGATAATAATAAGTAGTTTCAGGCGATAATGAATTTACATTATAATTTGATACATCTCCTACATTTAAATTATTATATCCAGAGGCAAACGTTGTAAATATATTATTTGTAGCAACATCTAAATAATATGAACTAGCTGAAGCATCAAAAACCCAATTTGCTGTAAATGAATTAGAGCTTACATCAGTAGCAGCAAGAGCTACTGGTGCATCTAAAGGAGCGGGAGGAGCTATTGAAACTGGAACATATCCGCTAAGATTTACTTTTATTATCATAATGTTTTAATTAAATTACCATATGAATCATACGATTCACAATCAATTATATAATTATCAATTGCTCCAAAAACTATTGGAACGTCTAAATTAAAAACTCGAAATACTAAATACCCAGTATCATTACTTCTAGCTGTCCAAATATTTTTTTGATTCAACATATAATTACTTGGATCATATAAAGCTCTTAAAAGTGTTAACGTGTTTATGTCAACTGCAACATAAATTTTATGAAAATAAAATGGGCCATTTACTAAATTAAGTGAAGGATCATACCATCTTGAATTTATTATTTCCTGATCAAATGGAATATTAATATAAGTAAATGTATCATCTAAATAATATTCTTGACAATGACTATCCTTTAAATATATTTTAAATTCATTATTAACTTCAGTTGCTGAAGAAGTATCTATAGTAAGATTAGAATATGATGAAAAGGCATGTTTTGCTTCAATATTATATTTTCCTGTATTATCTACAAATTGTTGAGGTAGTATTTTATCAAAAGAATGCGTACTTCCATTAACTGATAATACACGATAAGAAGCGCCCCAAGAATAATTAGTTGATAAATCTGTTACAATTAAGCCTACTACTTGATTAGTACCAAACACGTAACCGTTAATATCTATAGATAATTGATTATTTGTATAATTATTGGAAGGATTTGCGGTTGATCTATAAGTATCATTAATAATATAAACGCTTGAAGATGAATCTATAAAAATATTTGAAGGTATATTATCTAACGTTAACAGAGTATTATTTTGAGAAACATCAATAATATAAGAACTGACCTCTGCAATAAATTCATATTTTCCTTTATCAAATTTTACTAATTTAATATTATCATTTACATAAAATGCTTGATAATCTGGATCTATTGTAATGCTTGAATCTAAGATAGTTAATACTCTTTCGGTTAAATTATAAAATCTATTTATTGAGCCAGGTTCTGGAACATCTTGAAAATATGTTATTGAAGGAACTTTAATATAAGGTTTATTACCAGAATCGTATTCTAAATTTAAACCTTGAAGTGGAATAACTCTATCATAAATTGGATATTTATTTTGTGAAATTAAAGTACTTACTTCATTAACAGGTATACATGTACTAACACATACTACATTACAACAATTATCAATTAAAGTATATAATGTAGGATGTTTAACCCATACTGAATATAATTCTCTTGCTGTATTGTAAAACAATGTATTATATGCATCCCATGCAAATAATTCTATATGATAATCCCCAATATGATTAACTTTCATAGAATAAATATTATTATCCCAAATAAACATACTTGCGTCATTTCCGCCTGTTAAACCGCTAGGATCAGCCCAATAATAAGTACTTGGATCAAATTGTGAAAGTTTCATACGAGGAGAAGTATACTCTACATTCATTGTTATCATTTGTTCTTCTAAACTGGTATCGTAATTCCAATTTATATACGCTTTATAATTATCTGATGTATTATTAACTGTTCCGGCATTCATTTCAATCTTTCCGTCTATAATATCTAAATAATATTCTTTACCTCCAAAATTGTATGTTATTCCGCTAGCATCTGTATATTTATAATTTTTCATAGAAAGAAGAGGAACATTATAATTAGAATCAACTGCATATTGTAATAATGAATTTGTATCTGGGTTAAATGTAATATAATCATCAAACATAGTAATTGCACCAGTAGATGATTCCATATAATAATCGTATGTTCCTGGTGTAGATATTACAGTAGGTGTATCTGTTATTATTGTTACACTTGCATCAACTTCAAAAGAAATAGGATCATATGTTACATTATATGCTACTGAAGAATCTATATATGTAGAAATTGTTCCTGTTCCAGAAGTTATTATGTACGTACCCGTAGGCGCGACTATAGTTTTTAAAACTGAAGCATCTAAATATAAATGTGGATTAGGATAAATTGTATATGCAATTGAATATTCCCATTCATCAATACTTGGATCTCTAAGATAACCAGATTCTAAATATACTGTTAAACTTGTTGATACATCATAAAAAACTGAAGATACATCAAATATATTATAAAATCTTATTTCATTTTCATGAATAAAAAGTGGATTAGTTACCATGGTTTCACCTATAACTCCATTTTCTTTTTCAACAGATAATTTCCACATTACATCAGAAATATTTTGAAGAGGCTGATATGCATGAGGACCTATAAGTAAATATCTTTCAGGATTTGCTAAGTATGAAGGATCAGTAAGGGTTGTGTATGTGTAAAAAGGAACTCCTGTACAAGGATCTTTTATATATGCACTTGGATCGTATGGATTCCAAACTCCTTCTACTAAATCAGCAAAAGTACGAGGTAAATGATATAGTTTAGCTTCTGTTAATTCTAATATTGATAATCTTATGCTTGCATCTCCAGTTATCAATTCAGAACTTTCATCAACAGCGTAAGGAGTAAGATTTTGATTAACCGCATAATTATAGCCAATATTATCTGTTTCATATACAAGATTTTGAATTCTTTCAAAATAAATTCCTTCTCCTGTTATATCAACAATACGACAATTAATTCCTATGATATTTCGTTCAAGCCATTGTTTCAGCGATAACAATTTAGCAAAAACTTCATCTAAACTATATGAATAACAATCTTCAGTAATAGGAGTTCCATAATCATCTATTTCTCCGGTTTCTCGAGTTATGCAATAATTAAGTGATAATTGATTTAATTTTTTAAGATGTTTTCTTGCATCTGCGCTAAAAGTTAATATTGTCTGTAATCTATCAGTTGCATCGTATGGAACAATTAAAGATAATTTTGTATTATCTTTAACATTTAAAAACCATTCACGAATATAAATATCATCATAACCCAACCACTTAATAGCATTTATTAAACCTTTATATGTACCTACATAGGGCATAATATTATTATGCTCTAAAATCATGTGTTTGGATTTTTGATTAAGCACTTTCCAATCTAATAAATCTTCATTAATATCTACTTCTTTAAATAATTTAGGAAAATCTTTAGGATCTGGCAAACCAAAATTTCCTAATAATGCTCTAAATCTTTCGTCTTCTCCAATAGATTCAGCGCTAACCGCTATGTCAGCCATTGTATATAATAAATTTCCTACTTGATGATAAATTCTTATTATTTGTTCATAAACGCCTTCATTATCAGCCTTAAATCCTATATTAATAATTATTGGAATATTTGCTGTGTATAATGATGTGTCAAATATTAATTCATTGGTCCACGTTATTTCAGCAGTAGTTTCATCAACTGTAAAAAATTGAATTTGACTATCATCACCTGCCATTCTAAATATTAGAGTAGAATTACTTGCGTCATACGGACGTATAAATGTTCCGGCGGAAGGCTCTTCAAAAATATATAATTGTTGCGTTTCTACAAGTTGTTGTGATACTGGAGTTAAAAATACTGCTGCGCCATAAGTTACCGCTGGATAAACAAAACTTGCATCTATATTAAGATTTAATCCTTTAATACTGCTTAAACTATTTGTTGGATTAGGATTAAATATTGAAACATCTGTAAGTATAATAGAAACATCTATGGGTGTTAATGTAACTGGAGCATTATCAAATAAATAATCGTACGATACAGTATCAGAAGTTATATAATTATAACCACCGTTAAGTATCTTTGCAGATTCAACAAAAGTACTTACATTTGTTACTAAAAACCCTTCTGCATTTGTTCCAAGTACTGAAGAAAATTGTAACGGAATATATGGGGATGCTTGCCAATTTAATGGACTACCATTTTTATCAAATATTTTCCAATTTTGAATTTGCATTTATATTAAATATTTTAATTAATATTGGTTGTATCTTTTGAGTGAGCTATGCTGAACCATTTTTTTACATATTTAGCTTGTTCAACCATAAATGTTAACATACCTTCTAATGTAGAATATCCTGGAATTTGTAATGGGTTAGCCCATAATTCAGGAGATGTGCCACTTTTAAGAAGTTTCCCTCTATAATCATAACCAAGATTTAAAAATTTATCATTCATGTGTTTTGCCTGAGTTAAATAAGGCGGTCTTATTGTATATGTTTTTCTATTTTTACTCATTTTATGTATTTTTTATTTTTTTAATTTTTTTCTCCAGCTTTCAATATGTACTTGATAGTTATATGCATCACAATTTACATATATGTTCTTATAGGTTTTTTTATTTAACATATATTTATCAATTTCTTTTTTTGGTATAGTATTTCCTCCACAAAACAATGTTATAGAAACAAAGTGTGGTGCATAATCTAGTGTTTGCAGTTTATTATTACTACAACCAAACCATCCGTCAACATATCGTGGACAGCCTTTTAATGTAGTAAAATTATTATGGCTAATCTCAAAATGACCAGTTATTTTACCAAATTGTATGTAATAAGGAAAGTTAGATAATTTGTTATTTGAAATAATTATTATATCATTATCAACATCTATAGTTAAATCTTTATTTATTATATAATTTGTTATGTGATATTTTTTAAGCCATTTTTCTATCAATGCACGTGATCCTATGCCCATATCTTTTATAGGATCTGACTCATCGGTAAACTTTTCGTTTATAAGATTTGATTCATCTTCTACTCCAACCCAATTATACGCTACTTGTCGTAATTCATTTTCTGGGTACACAGTATATTTATGCATTAAATACGTAGTTAATTCATCTGCGTCTTCTTTAGAACCGCTACCTTGATAATCTCTACAATTAGATTTAAGATCATCTCCAAGATCGTGTTGATTTATCGGATTCATTCTTTCTTCCCATTCATTAAATAAATCTATATCATCATAGCATATATCGGCAGCTTCTTGTACAGAAATTTATTTTTGATATAGTTCTTCTAATTTATCATATGCGATATCCATGAATATGTTTGCGCTTTCTACATCGCCAAAAATAACATTAGCAAAAATATCGAAAATTTCATTAAACCAATGAGCTTTTCCAATACCCATATCTTCTATAGGATCAGATTGATCTGTAAATTTTTCGTATATGCGTTCTTTTATTAATTTCATTATTATAAATTATTTAGCATAATAACATTATTTTCAGAATTTATATTTTTACTAGTGTAGCCTCTTACTTGAATATTTACGGTTGATAAATTATTTTTTATTAAACTATCTTCATAATATACTCCTTGCGGATTTGTAAAGCCTCCTCTAATAACTGGACAAATATCTTTCACAGAAACGTTATTTCCGAATGCATCTAAAACATATCTTTCAAGAATAATATCACCATAATCATCGATACCGTAATGAGTTTTATAAACTTTTGTTAAATTATTTACATCTGCATCAAACCAAACATTAACGGAATCGATGCCATCAATATCTTCAATAATTTTTATTAAATCTGAAACGGGAATTCTATCTCTTCTAGAATTTTTTAAAAAATAATCTGACGTCTTTGATATAATATTTTGTCTTGCTGAATCATATTCTGTTCCTTCCCATAATATCAAAGACATATTTAAAGTAAACCTTGGTAACATTAAATCAGTTATTACATTATCAACTGTTAATATTCTTTGACCGCTTTGTTCAATTAAATCTAAAATTGCCGTTTTTTCACTAGATGAAAGAGAAAAAGCATCTAAATTACATGTATAATAATTTTCGCCTGTTTGAATTCTTTTGCTAATATCAGGAACTAAAAATAAATAAACTGTGTTATCATCTTTAGTTTGTAACGCTAATTGTTGTTGAGTAAGATAAAGTTGTTTTTGAGCGTTATCTAATTCTGTTTTTTTAGAAACTGCTGCAGTTGAAGTTACTCCATAAGTTGATACTATTTGTCTGTACTCTGCACTTACCTGATTATATGTTGTTTGGGCTTGATTATATTTATCTAATGCATATTTATCTTCAAATGTTGCAAATCCTGGAATAGCATCTATTACTGTAAATATATTTAATTTTCTTAAAAAATATATGTAATTATTTTCATTTGCTAAAACAAAACTTCTTGACATATTTGGAGCTAAAAGTCGAGTTAAATAAAGTGGTTCTTCATTAGTTCCAAACATTATTTCGTTTTTAGTAATTATGTTTACATATTTATTAAGATCAACTTCATCACCACTAAGAGTAAATCCCTTTGTTATAAATTTCCAAGTATTAGTTGATGAAGCACTTGACATATTATTTAAATTTCCATTTTCACCATCATTAATTAAATATTCTACTAATATAGTTGAGCCCATTCTTGGAACTGCCCCCTGATAACCATTTCCAAAAAAAACATCTATTCCACCAGTTTGACCAGTTTTAACCATTACTGCTTCTTGATTAAATGGCATATCTAATATTGATTCCACAATTTCCCATTTTATTCCATCAACATACACATTAATAAAATAATTATCTATAGATGCTCCTTTTTTATTTTGAAAATTAAATGATTGTAGAGGATCACCGCTACCAGTAGCTTGTTGATATTCTATAGTTCCTTGAATAATATTTACTTCAATATAATTAGTAACACTTGTTAAATCAAATCTAACTTCTTCTCCTGAAAGAACAATTGTATATGTTAAACCATTTTCATTATTTGTAAGAGTAGTATAATTAGGAATTGTAACTATATTGGCGCTAGTTGGAAGTTTTGTTCCATTATAAGTTAATGTTAATGTTCCTCTAGCTCCCATAGCCCTTGAGGGATTGTGGCCGGTTAAACTGGCCAAACCTTTTATACTTTGAGGTCTAGATGCTGTTTTAATATTAAGTTCTGTAATAGAATCTTCTACATAAAAAAGAATCATACGACCATAATGTAATATTACTTGAAGTAATTGACCCATGGGAGATGCTGTAGTAAAATACTGTCCTAAATCTCCATAAGTATTTTTAATAAATTGTAATGCATCATAATATAATTCTGCAAAACGAATTCTTGTTGTATCGAATATTCTCATTTTTATATTTTATTTTAAATCTATTATAAAACAATTTGTTGTTTAATATATTTACATACTTTTCTAACATCTATATTTGTAAATTTAACTGCATTATGTGCACAATCAAACCATCCTTCAACACGTTTCGGGGCATATTTTAAAGATGATAAATTATTATTAGAAGCCCTAAAACTTCCATAATAACTATTGTTTTCTTTAATTATTTTTGGACAGCCTTTTAATGTTGTTAAATTATTATATCTTATGAAAAACGCTCCATTTACTATATTAAATTGTATGTATTCTGGTAATTTTCCTTCTTTTTTAAGTTTTTCATCTAAATCTACATTATTAGGTATGTCAATGGTAAGATCATCATTAATTGTATAATATCTTATATTCATTTTTGCGAGCCATTTTTTAATCACAATTATTGAACCTATGCCCATATCATGAATAGGATCAGATTCTTCGGTAAATTTTTCGTCAATATGTTTTTTATTTTTAACCTTATGATGTTTAACAATATAGTGTTTAATTAGTTTATATAAAATTTGATCTTTATGATTTCTTGCGTATTCTATTCCTTCATCTTCCTGAGCATGTATATCAGCACCAGCATCCAATAATAATTTAACTATTTTAACATGATTATATTTGCATGCCCATCTCAAAGCATAATCTTCACGATAATGTATATTATATTTTTTAGTATTTAATAAATATTCTACAAAATTTGTGTTTCCGTGTTTAGCACATAGCCACAAATAATCCTCCTCATAATTAGAAAGCATTGAATCGTTTTTTACTAATTTAATATAATCTTTAATTTTTTCCATAGTTATACCAATACCCATATCATATATCGGATCGGATTCATCTGTAAATTTTTCATTTATTCCTTTTTTAATGACTTTAAATCTTTTATCTAATTGTTTAGGTGTTAACACTAATCTTTCTGAACCATTTCTATGTTTAATATTTCTAGCATATAATACTATTTTTCCGTCTTCTCGTTCTTCTACTTTATCTAATAAACTATAATATTCTCCTACTTCAAATAAATTTCCCATCCAAGATTGTTTAGGTTTTCTATATATCGTTTCGCCTGTATTTTTAATAATTCCTTGAGGCGCCCAAACTTGTGAAAATTGAGTAAATTTGATACATTTTATAATATCGCCTCTTTTTAAATCTTTCCAATCAGGATAGCCGATACCCATATCTTTTATGGGATCTGAATCTGTTGTATACTTTTCATTAATATGTTCTTTTACTAATTTCATTATTTAACTAAAATTCCTATTACTCGTTGATCATTTATAAAAATATCTATTACACAATAATCATACCCGTCTGCTTTTCCGAAAGATACTGCAGGGCGTATATTAAAATCCTTTGTTTCAGATATATATTGAGTTATTTGTGATTTAATTTTTTCTTCTAATTGAATTTTATTTATACGAGATTCAAATATTAAATCTTCAATGCCTAACCCGAAATTAAGATCTCCTAAAACTTGACCTTGTCTTGTTCCTAATAACATTTTTATTTTAGATATAATTGATTCAATAACATCTGAATGTTCAAGTATTCCATATTGATAGTTAGGATCGTCGGCGCTTCTTATGTATAAATCTCGCAACATAATTATTTATTATTTTTACATTTATTTCCATGAGATCTACTATAATGCCATGGATAAAATTCTTTTAAACAATGTTGACATAAAATTTTAGGAGTATTTTTAACATTAATACTTATTTTTTTTCGAGATTCATCCTTATGTTTTTTTCCAAACATTCCATTTTTTTCTCCAAACATAGAAGGTTTATTTTCTTTTTGTTTTTGTTTAACTTCAGGACGTTGCATAGCTAATTTTGTATTAATACGTATGCGATTAAGCACTTCTTCTGTAACGTGTTTTCCCCTCATTGGAGAAATTTTTCCATACATACCGTTTTTTTCTCCCAGAACACATTCGTGTCTTTTTTGTTTTTCTTGTTCTGTAGCATTATCTTTAATTTTTTTAATAGATAAACTTAAATTGTTTTTATGTTCTTCCGAAAATTTTTTTCCTTTTCTTACTTTACTTTGTTTTTCACGTGTTTCTTTTGAAAATATTCTTCCCGTATTAAAATCTCCTCCATCTCCTCCGTGAGTCATATTATATCCGAATTCTCTTAAATATGTTTTATCTTTTTCTATCCAATAAATTTCCCGTTCGTTTAATTTATCATTTAAATCTTTTTTATTTTCAAATTCATAGGTTTCTATAATTTTCCATATAAATTTATCAATATTATATTTTTTAATCGCGTTATAAAATACTCCGTTAAACTTTTTTGAATTTGCTAAATGATTACTTTTTCTACGATCTATAGTTCTTATAGTTTTACCATAATACTTTTTATTAGATGGTGATAACGCACAATATATAATCCCCTTGATCATTAACTTTTTATTTATATATCTTACTAAAAAACAAAAGGGAGAAAATCTCCCTCATTTTTAATTTTTTTTCGATGATACGTTTTATTTATTTTTTTCCATAAAATTTATCTATAGCTTCTTTTACACTTATTTTTCCATCTCTAACTTTTTTTTCCATATTATTTGCATCTATATGAGCGCCCTGTTCTCCAGTTTTGTTCATTCTTGTTTTAGCAGTTTTTTTATAATATGGCCTATTAGAATCGGCTTGCATTTTTTTTCTTTCAATTGCTTCATGAACTAAAATTTGTTCCGTACGATTTTTGCTAGCTTTAAATATATTATCTATCCATATTTCTCCGATAGGAATAAAATTAGGATATGCCATTTCATTGCCACCTTCTACAAAATCTTTATAAACTATATTTCTAATTGGTTTAATATCTACGTAAAAAACTTGTGTTCCGTCTGGAAGACTGGTATAAAATTCTTTAGTTTTATTTATTTCTTCTTCTTCTTTTTCTTTAGGTTTTTTACCATACTCAATAGCAGTTCTTTCCTTTATATTTTTTGGCAAATCTTTAATATCACACAAATAAGTATGTTTTTTAAGTTGATGAATATCAAATTCATATAAAGTTTCTTTAACATGCCTCATAAGTAAATGTAATTTTTATTATTTAATTTTATACATAAGTAATTTATTATGAAAACATCATAAACCAATCACACGCCTGGTCTGAACGTATTTTATCTTTTAATTCTTTTAATTCTTCTTGTCCTTCTGTTCTTATATCAGTATAATTTATTTGGACACCTCCCATAAGAGTATAATTAAATGTACCTATAATTCTTGCTAATTGTGTTTTTGCTTTAGCTATAATCCATCTTATAAAAACAGGATCTTCATATAAATCTTCGTTTGGAATTTGATTCAATGTAGTTAACCATAGAGATTCAACTGGATCTCTACCAGTAATGATCAATCTTTTTGTGTTAATATTAAAACCATGTTGAATATCTCTTAAATTAAATTGTTTAGCCAAATCCCAGAAACTCCATTGAATTGTTCTATATGTAATTTGATCTGAAGATAAAGGAGTTAAATATAAGTCTGCTGCCATTAATCTATCAAAAGTTAAATCAGGATCATGAATACCAAAAACTCTTTGACCAGATGTCATTTCATAAATGTAACGAATACTCATAACACAATCTGGCATTTGAAAAGTTCTGGTTGATTTCCATTCATCAGTATAATAATATTTTTTATCTAAAACATAATATGC